CACTATAAGGATCGCCACCACCACCGCCACCCCACAGTTTCACCGTAGCCCTAAAAGTTGTTGTGGGGGTTATTGTGTAGTCTGTACCAGTAGTAGATTCTGCTCCGTTAACAGCCAGTGGCCCATCAATATTAAGATTCCATGTTGATACGCCTCCAACAGCTGGACTTATGCTAAAAATCGCCGCAGACGGAACAAAAGAAAATATTGAATTTAATGCGGCTAACATTATGGTGTGTACCCTTGCGAATAAGAGCCATACCAATTTGTTCCGTCCGAAACAAAAGTCAATATATCCATAGTACCGGCGGTGGAAGTTATGGCAGGGGCACCGGAAATATTCCATTTCACCCCGGTAAAAGACGCCGTTCCCGCACCCGTTGTGGCAGCTTGTTTGAGCATAACGATAAACGATTTACCTGCGGTTGGAGTCGGCATCGTAAACGTACACGCCGTTGAAGCAGTTAATGTTGCGGTTTGTAAGGTTCCGTTTGCTAAGTCGAATGTGTGTGAAGTAGTAACAGTACCTATAGCAACAACACTTTCAATGTAATCAGTAATTGTTGTATTTATAAGTTCTTGGTTAGTTAGAACCCCACCAGTACCCGCCACCTGAGAATACACCTCCCAAGTTGATCCGCTGTAGACAAATTGGACACTTACGTTACTGATGTCGCAAACTAAATCCTCAGCAGCGCCATCAATTGTTTGGCCATTACGCCCAACAGTTAAATTGTTTGTGCCCCATGAACCTGCGGCATCCGCAATAAAAACCTGATTCCCCGTTGCTGGAGAGGCGGGTAACGTGACAGTAAAATCACCACCAGAAGTGTCTGTGAGAACTCCGTCGTTATTAGCGGCGGTATACGTCGTAGAAGTTGTTATGTAAGAAATACCACCGTTCACAGCGGACCAAGCAAAAGCCGAACCGGTCCAGTTAAGGTATGTATCGCTGACGGTAGGAGCTGCGGCAAACGCCGATGTGCTTGACGCAGAGTTGTAAACAAGTTGGTTAGCCGCACCGCCCGCCACATTGGTGGCAGTTGTAGCCGATGTAGCCGTTGATGCGTTGCCATTCAATGCGGCTGTAATTGTCCCAGCGGAGAAGTTACCAGAGCCGTCCCGTGCTACAACCGTCGAAACCGTGTTTGCAGACGTAGCATTTGAAGTGACAGTAAAAGTTGCGCCGCTAGAACCGTTATAGGTTGCAGACCCAGACAGACCTGTACCTGATGTACCAAGGGTTAACGTTCCTAGATTTGAACCCAAAGGAACGCCAGAAATCGTTCCATCTGCCCATGCAAATGCCGCGCCATTCCAAGTTAGCGCTTGATTAGACGCAGTCGGTGCCGCAGCAAAAGTAGATGTGCCTGTCGCAGAGTTATAAACGATTTGGTTGGCAGCGCCGCCCGCCACGTTAGTAGCCGTCGTTGCCGTTGTCGCGTTCCCGCTCAACGCTGCTGTGATGGTACCGGCGGAGAAGTTACCGGACGCATCCCGTGCCACAACCTTTGAGGCAGTGTTGGCAGAAGTGGCATCCACCGTCCACGTATAAGGTGCCGAGCCGTTGTAGGCCGATCCAGTCAGGTATGTGCCCGCTGTGAGGGAGTTAGCAACCGATCCTGCCTGACCCGCAATGTTGCCCGTAACAGCCGTACCGTTGATTGCAATGGTGGTGTTAGTGACAGAAGTGACCTGCCCCTGCGCATTGGTTGTCAGAACTGGGACGGCGCTAGCAGACCCGTAAGTACCCGCCGTACCGGTGTTGGTAATACTAAATTCAGTCCCAGCTAGGGTTAACCCTGTACCCGCAGAGTAAATTTGTGCGGAAGAAATCTGGGTAAAAGTAATGTCCGTAGTGCCGAAGGTAATCGTTCCTTCCGTGTTGCAGACATACAGTTCGCCCGCCCCGGTGTCGCCCTCGGTGACATAAAAAGCATCACCCTGACCGAGTGAATCCGGACTAGAGGGGGCATAAGTATCAGCATCAGTAGCACGTGTTAATACCCAGTTTGTGGAGCCTGAGCCCACATCAGTAACCGTATAAACGCCATTCTGGGTGGCATCAGTCTGGGTATAAACCAACACCCTGTCGCTGGTTGACAGCGTTATCCCATCAATAACCAATGCGACTTGAGTGCCTGCGTTCGTCAGTGTTGCCCCAACACCTGCGGTTCCGTTGTTATAAGTTACCGTAAGCGCCGTTGGCGACTCAACCCGTACTGGGCTGTGATAATGCAGGCCAGCGGCTGCGACGGTATCTACATACGATTTATTGGCTAAGTCGTTTGCAGAAGTTGGCGCTGTTGTCACAGTACCTGCTGTGATATTAGCTGTGGTTATGTTAGCGGTAGAGGCGCCAAGGGTGCCAACATCCAAAGCCGTAACCGCAGACCCTGCGCCATCCAAATACACAGCACGTTCGGCAGGATAAGTAACAAAAACATCCTTAGAACCTGCGCCAAAGTTAACTAAAGAACCCGCATTGCTAGACTCTAAAACTGTGTCACGAGAAAGCGTTGTACCAGAGGCGGTGTATGTCCCGAGGCCTACTTCCCACGCGCTCGCACCGGAGTCAACAATGGCGTAGTAGGTTGTATTGCCGTCGCCAATTACAGAAAAAGACTGAAAGCCATCTGACGCCCCGGCAAGCGTAATGGTGCCCGTGCCTGTGGTCGCTGTTGTTTCTTTTACTCTGTCTTTTACAATGAGCGCCATGAACTTTCCTCGTTAGTTGGGGCGTCGGTCCAGTCTGGCGATTGAACAGTATTTATATTTCCCCAGCTTGGACTCTGTGCTGCAGTAACTGCCGACCACCCCGGCGACTGCGCAGTAGCTATATTTTGCCAGTTTGGGGCCTGTGTGTCATCAATTACCGCCCAAACAAGGGTGTCCCCGATCAGCACATACACTTGCACGCCTGTAACAGGGGCGTTAACCGTTTTAACAACTGTCAGCGCACTAGATGCAGTGGTGGTTTCTACAATCGCTCCAACAAATTGGACCTGCACAGAGGTCGTGCTGGATGCTGAAGCCCCTTCGCTGACTACCTCATAGAAGACTCGCGACCCAGTTACGAAATCTGCTGCTGTAACCTGCTCGGCAATGGCGGCTAGAACCTGCGCATTTGCCTGTACAGTGTCGCTGGCGGTTGAAGCCTCGTTCAAAGCAACAAACATAGTCGCTTGATTAGTAACGTTAGCTGTTCCTTGGGCTAGTTCAACCAACTCGGCAAGTGCGGATAAGAGCGTAGTCGAAGCGCTAGAAGCCACCGCAGATTCTGCATTGGTAGCTAACAGCGAATTACCGCTATTTAGGCTAGAACTTGAGCCCGATCCCTGCTCGACAATAAGCCCTCCAAAGCTGGAAGGGCCTGAAACGGTTATAGCCGCAACAGCGGCCTCAGAAAGTGCGGACGTGAAAGCGTTCCCGCCTAAAGAAGCGTAGGGTGCTTGGGATAGAGTAACGTATCCAAACACTTCAGCGCCTTATTAAGCGGCTGCTAATGAGAAGGTATAGGTAACGCTCAACGTGTCGCCACTATCTACGCTCTTGTCACCGCCAGAGAAGTTATTTGCGGAGAACAAAACGCCCGATGTGCCACTGGTTACACTTGCCAAAAACGCGCCAGCAATCGTTTGAGCGTTGGATGTCATAGTGAACGTAGACGCTGCTCCGGAGTTAGTGATAACAGAAGGATCAGCAGTGGTAGCTGTACCAAAAGTCACCGATACGCGATTACCCGAGTACGCCGTGTTCTCTGTCCAGCCAGCATGTGAGGCTAAGGTGTCAGCTGCGGCGTACGTGTTGCCCGCTCCGGGACCGGTAATCAACCCCAAATACCATGCGGCTGTGTACCCAGAACCGACAAAATACTTGGCGTTCATGTCCTGTAGGCCTTGATTTACCACTAGGTTGTGGAAAACATCCGACCACTTAAAGTTACCGTCTTTATCATGACATACAACAGTAAAAACACCACCAGCCGTAGCACCATCGGCACTTTTGGGTCGCATGATAGTCGCCGCCGTTACAGCGTCTTGGGCTTTGCTGATTTCTGTACTCATAGCTATTCCTTAGGAAATACGCACAATGGCGCTATTTGCGTCTGGGGTTGGGAAAGTGATGGTGAAAGTATCGTTGTTTGCGGTCTTATTTGACCCAAAATCCAACACAGCCACCGACTTATTACCTTGTGTAGCGTTATAAATTAACGCACCTCTGGCAGTAAAAGTAGCGTTAGCCCATGACGTATTACTGAATGAGATATACGCCGTAGCAACCCCTGCTGTATTAGTGCCTGACGTGGGGGATATATTGATAGTCAGTGTATTACCACCAGCAGCATATCCCGTACCAGACACCTCGCCAGAAGTTGTGTAAACCGTAGTCCCCGCACCTATATTGGCGGCAGAAGTGTACAGCGCGATTTTAAAAGTGTTAGCGGATGTGGGACCAAAATTATGTATGGCCTGTAACGCCTCAACTTTAAAACTCGTTGTCGCGGTTTGTGTAATCGCCATGTTATGTCACCTGTTGTCGGAACTGCCCAGATCGGTAGGCATCTTCCCGTTCTAAGCCATCGCCCAGACGCTTGGCCATAGCCAACGCTTCCGTATATTTACCGTTATACAGAGCCAAAACATCCTGCTCGCCCTTCATGTAGGTATAGGCTTCGACCAAAGTTCCGTACAGCAGTACTGAATCAAAGTTGTCACCTAGCCAACTGCGCCCATCGGCAGCGATAGTTATTGACTCTGGGTAGAAATAATAGTGCAGCTCAACGGAATAGGCGGAGTCCGGAGTAGGGCCGATAATGAACGTAAGCTCGTTCTTGTCATTTGACTGGGGACCAAACAATGCGTAGTACTTGGGTAAACCTGTACTTGCTGGTGTCGGATACGCCTGCCGAATGAAGTTAACGTCCTTATTCAGTAAGAACTCATAAGCCCCAGTACCATCAATAACTGCAATGGAGTATGAGGATAAAAAGTCTGACGGGCACGAAAGGTACGGGTTGCCTGTAGTCAAACTACCAGTGGCGTTCTTACGCAAAGACGGAAACTGCACCGTGTTATAGATGCGCTGCTCCGCCTGCGTTATGAACGTATTCATGTCCGCAGTTGGGAATGGATTCTCCGTGTAATCGGAGACAGCGGTTACGAGTTCATCGTACGTCATGCTTTA